CGGCGTCCAGATTTAGTTTTTCGTACGGCCGACGCTACAGTCTGAACGGGCTGTTTCGTTTCGGTTTTCTTCTCCTCAGTAGGTTTAGTATCACCAAACTTATGAGGAAACTCATTTCTCATGCGAGAATTAACTTCATTATAGTACTCATTTGATGTCGGGTCAAATCCTTCTTCATTAACAAGTTGATTATGTAACTCCATAGCTGCCCCTGTCATCATACGATCAGTACCAAACCATTCATTTTGAGATGCCCATTCCTCTGCTCGAGCATCATAAACAGGTTGTTCACCATAGTTTTGTGGGACTGGTTGTTGTCCTTGTTGAGTAGGTTGAGGTGCATAATTTTTTTCGTCATTTTGTTGAGCTTGTTTCATTGATGCTAATCTTGTTGCATCCGCTTTCGCTTGCGCCAATTGTTCTTGTGCGCTTACTTGACCTTCTGTATCATTATCTTCAATTGCTTTTTTAAGTCTAGCTTTAGCTGCTTCTGCAGCATTTACTACTCTGCCTTCATACTCTGATACATAACCTTTTCCAACATTAGTATATCTCTTTTTTAATTCTGCATTTTCATCTTGAACATCTTTATAAAGCCGTTCCATTTCTCGCATACGACCAACAAGATTGTTAATTCGTTTTTTAACATTTTTGCTATAGTCACCGAGATCATCGGTTTTATAAGGATCTGCATCTTCTGAAGCTTCAGTCTTTTCTTCTTCTTTAGTTTCAACTTTTTCTTCTTCTTTAGTTTCAACTTCTTGAGGAGCTTCTTCTACAATTTCTTTTATATTGCTTTCCTCTACAACAACTTCTTCTTTAGAGTCTTCATCCTTTAAAGTTACTTCAACAGCATTGCCTGTTACATCTAAAGGAACTAATTTTTCTTTCGCCATGTTTTTCTCCTAAAATAAACTTGCTGGCAATATGTCTTTTGGATGATCAATGACTGCCAGTATTTCATCATCGTTCACTATTCTAAGCTCACCACCATCAATACGAATTCTTGATCCTGCATATTTGGTAATAAGTACCCAATCAGTACTCTTGCACCAAGGACCATTGGGAAATCTTTCTTTATGTTTTTTTCTCTAATAATAAAGGAAATAAAACAATTCTAAATCCTGTAGGTTCCGGAACTTTTCCTATTTCTTTTTTTGTTTTGTAGGGTTTTTCATTAATATCTATGATATTATTTTCTCTGGTTATAATCTTCGACTTCGTCTTCATATTGCTCCTGTTTTTTTAGCAGGTCCGTGAGTTCCTGTAATGTTTCTCTGTTTGCATGTATTTTTCCTAAGAGAAATTTATATTCCTCTAAAGACTTTACATCGCCTGTTATAACTTGAATAAGTTGATCTTGTCTAGTGTTTATTATTTTTTTGAGATAATCTACAACTCTTACTATATCCACTATGCTCCTATACCGCTCATCTTGTTACTCATGTTTTGTGCCCGATTGGGGGTTTGTTTTGCCCAACGTGAGTCCAACATTTCTGATGCTGCGGAAGAATATTCCATTGCTGATAAATGTTTCCACATATTACGGAACTTCGACACGCCTGTTTTTCCAAGCTGAAACACCATTTCAATTATAAGTTCCTTAGCTAAATCATCTATATCAGTACATCCATGCTCTGCCATAAGTTCTTTTGCACCTTTAATAGCAGTTTGTAAATCGTGTTCTAGTATAGTCATTAAAAATTTTTCTTCATATTCTTTATCATCTTCCCAAAAGTCTTCGACGCAAAGGTGTCCGACGCCCACGGTTCTTTTTCCTAACGTGTCTAGGTACACTTTGTTTCTGTAGCCCTCATGATCCTTAACGGATTGTAATAATCTTTCCATGTTCATGTATATATCCTTGTCTTTGGTCTTTTATGTTTTAACATTCTTCCAAATCCTCTTGGTTTTACTACAATAAACCCACCATCTTTTTTCTTTACAAGGGGACCTGTTCCTACATTACGTTTACTTTTCATCGCACCCCCTGTAAGTGCTTGCCCTTTCAATCCTAATCCTGTAGGATCACCTTTGGGTTTAGATGCAATCTCTGGTTTTATTCCAGCGGCATTTGCTTTTATTTGTGTAACAGCTAAACCTCCATCTTTATAATCTTTAGCCCATCGTTTAGCTATTTTTGGTTCGTTAGCAAATAAATATTTTCTTTGCTTTTCAGATTTAAAAGGCATTATTTTTTCTTTTTAGGGAAACCTTTTTTCATGTTAGCATAAGCTTTAGGACTAATAGTAGATTTCTTTTTAGATCTACTTGTCCCTGCTTTTTTTCTTTTGTTTATATTATAATATAATCCTTTTTTAACTTTCCCACCTTTTTTAGCTTTGATAACTCCTCTACCAATAAGAACATCTTTTTTAGTTATCTTACCGTCTCCACTTAAATCTTTCATTAGTCCTCCTATTTCTTTTTTAATAATCCCATTGCACCTTTAGCTCCCTTGATGCCGAAGCTTGCTGCGCAGCATAAATATAATAAATGTTTATAATATTCAGGAAGCGAGTGCAAGGCTTCAAAGCCAGCTTTTATATGTGGTGTCATTCCTGGAATAAAAACTAATGTTGCTGGAGCAAGTAAACAAATTAAAATTACTTCGTCTTTCCACGACCCTTTCATTTGTTCTACAGCACTTTGTTCCCACTTCACTTTGCCGGCGATCTGATCTTCTTTAAGTTTGGTTGCTGCTTTAACTTCTGTAAGTTTTAATTCGGCTTTCGCTTTTTTGGTCTCGACGAAGCCACGAATTCCATCCGCAGCAACGCCGAGTAAGGGTTTAGCTAAGAGTTGCCAGACCATAGTCTAAGCTCCTCCTCCACCGCCAATTTGACTAATGACGATAATAACGATTATGGCTACAATAGCAGCCTTAATCCAATCCTTCATTTTCCAATCGGACCATTCTTTCAAATGTGCCCATAAATCTTTAACTAGATTCATAAAACCTCCTTGGTTAAAGCCTGTTAGTCTACTACATGTTCACAGTTTTTGCAATCACATGATTGACAAGAACTGCCATCACTACAATGACACCCATGACCACAGTTTTTACACTCCATTAAAAGACGCCTTTAAAAGGAACCTTTTTAATTTGTACTTTACTGCGTTGACCTTTCGGTCCAGCACCTAAATTATCAACAACCTTCGGTCCTTCAATAGCAGCTGACGCTGTTGAAACAATAGAAGTTTTATTTACATTAGGTCCTGCATAAGGATTGTTATCAGTTGTAACAGTCATCTTCGCATTTGGGTATTTAGAACCATTTATATATTTTGCTTTCATAATATATTAATGTTTAGTGACTTTATCGTAATCAATCAAGAGATTATTTGCATATTCTACAAAAGCCGATACATCTCGCTCTTCTACAAAATCTTTTAAAAGCATTCTTGATGCACAAGTCATAGCAAGAGCCAATTTAATTGGATCAAGTCGATCTCTAACTAACATTGCATGTACAGAACTGTATACAATAGCTGTTAAATTATTAATATCGTTGTCATCTTCATCTATTTTAATCATTAAAATTTATTTCTTAATTTAGATGGTTCATCGACCTTTTTTAGTTGAATTGCTTCTCTAATTGTTGCATGTTTATCAGCATTATCAATTTTTTGTTGCTCTTGAGCCGTACCCACCACAAATTTTTCTTCTTCTAGCCCTTGTTTTTCTCCATCTTTTTGAGCTCTAAGTTCTAATTCTTCTGCACGTAGGCCTAATTCTTCTTTTTTAAGTGTAACAAGTGGGTCTTGTTGCATACCTTCTAAGTATTCTTGTTCTTCTGCTACCATAGTTTCGGTTAATTCTTTAATTTTTACTGAAACTTGTTTAGCTGTTTCAATTTCAAACTGTTGTTGTAGTTCTGGTGGTAATTGACCACCATATTGTTGTGTTAATTGTTGTATTTCTTCTTGATTTTGCATCATAATTTCTTCTTTTGCTAGTTCACTAACATGATGAGAGATATGAGATTGAATTAAAGACAATACAGGTGGTGAATTCTTAACTAAATATGTCGACATAAAGGCACGATGTGTATCTATATGAGCTACATGATCTTGTTGTGGAAATGCTACTGCTGGTTTTTGTAATAACATCTGTGAATTCTCCATAGCGGCATCCATTGGCATAGGTTTTGGAGGAGGTGGTAGTAATGCTTCAATATTTTGTACCCCCATTGCCTGATACATACGTCTATAGGCCTCATATTGGTTGTGTATTTGGGGGTTTGCTTGTGC